GGCTTGAATGGAATAGTGCGTCAGCAGGCATCCCACGCCGATAACTTTCCACTGCTGATGGGCTCCTGAGAAACTTTCGCCAACGGTTGCAGGGTCGCTCCTGCCGTCACCACCAAGGCCAATCCGTGAGGACACCATCGCCAAGAGTGGCGAGAAATGAATCTTTCATACTTAGTATTAAGGTTAAAACATGACAGCCGGGAAAGACCGGCGGGTTCCGTGGTGCAAGGGTAGCATTGCCTGACGAGGATGTGCGAGTTCGAGTCTCGCCGGAGCCGCTATATCATCAATAACACATCATCAACATGGATAAGAAACCTATCTACTGCAAGAGCGTCAGTGCCGGCACACGGGTGTACTACATGGACGCTCACAAGGACAAGAACGGCAAGCCTTACCTCTCTATCTCGGAGATACCGACTGACCGCGCTCCAAAAAAGAAGCGTCAGCGTATATTCATATATCAGGAGAATTTTGGAGAGTTCGCCAAAGCGTTTGCCGAAATCACCAACCTCATTAATAATGACTCTGAAAGATGACCCGATGGTTTTACTCGGCTGGAGTTGCCCGTATTGTGGTAATCCAACAAAATTGGTTGACTCATCGGAAATCCAATGACGGCAATCATGAACGAGATTGAGAAGTCAATCCACAATCAGATGTGGATCTACGCGGCATCATTGAAAACGATGCTTTGGCTTAAGATTCAAGACAAGTACGCGCCTCAGTTTGAAGTGACAATAGACAATCTCAGAACATCGGCAATAATGCTGAGGGTAGAGAGAGTCAGCGTCAGCTTAATGAAGTCAAATGTCAGTAAATGTCAAGGCGTTAAAATGGTGTTCAATCTGTTTGTTTAAACCGCTCATACTGACTAACTTTACAGTACAATAATCAATAAGTCAAACCAATAAAATTACAACTATGGAAGAGTCTCAAAACATCTTCATGAGTGATGGCATAGACCAAATCACTGCCGCACTCTCCGCCTTTCAAGGCGAGGTTGAGCAACCTCAGCTCAACAAAGAGAATCCGTACTTCAAGAGCCGTTACGTTGACTTGTCGGGTGTTCTGAAAGCGGCGCAACCCATACTCTCAAAGAACGGCCTTTGCGTGGCTCAAATAATCAGCGGTGGAGACCTCATCACGCTTCTTTCACACAAGAGCGGACAATGGTTAAAGAGTGTGTGCCCGATTGGTGCTTACAAGAATCAGCAAGACCGTGGCTCCGCAATCACTTACACCAAACGCTATGCCATTTGCGCTATGCTTGGCATAGCTGCTGATACAGACGATGACGGCGACTCCGCAACCGATGCTGACAAAAAGAATGGAGGTATGGGCAAGGCTTCCAATCCTCAGAAAGGAGCAGGAGCATCGGTGTTCACCGGTGCACAACTGAAACAAGCCTTGGATGAAATCAACGCAGCCAAAGACATGGATGAGTTTGGCAACATCTGGACTAAGTGGGCAAATTCAGTTCCGGCAATGTGTGTCAACGGCACAGAGTTTTATCAGAAAGCAAGCGCGAAAGCGGCTCAACTCAAAAGTGGCAAGTAATGGACTTCAAGCAATCCCCTGTAAAATTCAATGAGGAGCAACACAGTTACTACCTCGGCGAGAAAAGACTGCTCGGCATAACCGGACTGATACACTCAATCCTCGGATTGGGTGTATATCCCGGCGCCAGCGACTACACCAAAGACTATGTTATCCCGAGAGCCGGAAGCCGTGGCACGGCTGTACACCATGCCATTCAGACCTATGACCAACTCGGAATAAGGCAGACCTCGCAACTCGTCCACACACGTTACGGATGTCAGGAGCGAGACAATCTCCAGTACGTTGACGAGACTTGGGATGTAACCTATGAGCTTGATTGTTACATCCGCCACCTCAACGGCTTCAAGCCATTTGCAAATGAGCTGACGGTCTCCGACAATGACAAGTGGGCAAGTCAGATAGACAATGTATGGCAGCGTATCTCCACAAACGGAATATGGCTTGTAGATACCAAAACCAACAACACCTCCCTATACCCTCTGTGCGGTTACTTCCAGCCTGATTACTTCACGGATGGTGAGAGCGCATTGAAAGAGTATCTCTCATGGCAGCTGTCAATCTATGCCGTGTTGTTTGAAGCAGAGAACCCCGGCATGAAAGTCGAGGGTCTTGCCTGCAACTGGCTACGCAAAAATGCCTCTGACTTTTGGGTGATAGAACGCAAGCCCGACAAGTTGGTGAGGGAGCTGCTCAAGACCGAGTATGTTTTCACGGACAACGGCCCCACATATTTCCACCCCGATTTAGGTGTGTTCGGTATTGAAATCAATCGTCCGGTTGAACCCAAGGAGAGTGTGCCGATCGTCCCGGCAGACGTAATCGAATACGTTGCGGATCTCCTGAAAACGGAGAGAGAAGTCAAGGCCAAACTTGAGGAAGCAAAAAAAGGATTGAGGGCGGCAATGGAACAGCACAATATCAAGTCGTGGGACAGCGGACAGTTCAAAGCGACAATCGCCAAAGATTCTGAACGCGCCACCTTTGATACTGCCAAGTTCAGGAAAGACCACCCTGACTTATACAATCAATATGTAACAACGAAAACCACCAAAGGCGGTTTCACAATAAAAGCAATGGACAATGATTAAACTGACGGCAACCGCCCTCATTCACTATATCTCACCGGTGATTCAGGTGTCGGCAAACTTCTCCAAGCGTGAACTGATTCTCGATGATTCATGGGAGAGAAATGGTGAGGTTCATCCGAATTTCGTATCAATAGAGTTCAGCAATGACGCGATGGCACAACTTGACAGCTTTTATCCCGGTCAGAGAGTGACGGTGGAGGCTTACGTCAACGGCAGGGAGTGGAACGGCAGAATCCTCAACTCCATTCGCGGACGTTCCGTTATGCCGGCTCAGGCACAAGCCTATCCGCGACAGTCGGCAGCATATCCCCAGCAGCCAGCATACCCACAAGCCCTGGCATATCCGCAACAGGCACCTGCCCCGGCACCAATGCCCGGCTATGGTCAGCCACCCCAGCCGACCTATCCGCAACAAGGATACGCACCCGCGCCGGCACCTCAGCCGGCACAAGCGTATCAGCAGCCACAGTCGCCCGGTGTGGCTGACCTGCCATTCCCGACATAACAATGGAAGCGAATCTCTCAAAGGTTAACGGAGTAGTGAAGATGGATAAGGATTTCGACCTTATGTGTTCACTGCTCCGAAACGGGGAGTACACGGTCAAGATAGTCAGGAAGACACAGCCTCGCACGGTATCTCAGAACTCGCTGATGTGGATGTGGTACAAGTGCATGGAAGAATCCACCGGGCAACCCAAAGAGGATTTCCACGACTATTACAAAGCAAAGTTTCTCCGACGTCAGGTGGCAATCGGGAACAGATGGGTTACGGTCGTAGGCAGTACGACAGACCTCAACACCCTTCAGATGACAAACTACTTGGAGAAAGTGAAAGCGGATGCCGCCACTTGTTTCGGCATCATGTTACCCCTCCCCGAAGATAGGAACTATCAGACGTTCATATCAGAATACAGAATCAGATAGCGTGTCGGACGGTCAGCAATGGCCGCCCGGCTTTTTATTCACCAGCAAAATCCTTTCACAACACAATGGAAGAAACCAAACTTGAAATCGACAAGATAACCGGCGAGGTTAAACTTGAAGTCAGAATCAAGGTAAAGAAAGCCAAAGTGAGCAAGGGCGGTTGCGTTGAGGCATCCTACACGGATCAGGACGGCAACGAGATTACCATAAAGGGTAAGAACAAGTGTCACAATGACCTCCGTGTCGCACTCGCCAAACTCATTCCATTCTTTGCCGACATTACGGAACAGAAAGAGGCTGACTACATAGATTGGTCAGACCTTGAAAGTGCGGAGAACATTGACCGCCTCAAGAAGATTGATGTTACGGGAGTGTCTATAGGCGGTGATGATACCAACCAAATCGTCACCATGACAGGCAAACGGACACTATTCACATCAAGAATACTGAACCTCAATTCGCCAGGCATAGAACTTGACTCGGAGACATTCGATTGGAGCCACACCAATGAGTTTGATATCGCTGTCCAAAATTTCTTCTATGAAGTGGAGCAGTATATTGTCAACCGCAAATGGGAGGTGATTCAGCCGTCTCTTGATTTCGGGGACAATCCCGATGACCCCTTCGGAGAGGTTGAACCTACCGAGCCTGCCCCACCGATAGAAGGACCGGTTGAAGATGTCGCATAACAGATGAAGCCGATATATGTTACCGAAACGCCCGGCACGTTCAGACTCTCCTTTGAGTACAACCCGAAGCTTGTTGAAGTAATCAAGCGGGTGCCAAGCGGTCCCCGATGGGATGCCGCTGACAAAGTATGGGTGGTCAAAAAGGAGAGTATCTGTTATCCGCCGGGGCGTGATGCCCGGTGGTATGTGGAGGCTTTCGCTCAATGGGCGGTCAAACAAAGGTATTGCGCCAGCATCTCACGCAGCAGCGAGACGCACGATGTGGTATATGAGATTCCACCGATGAAAGAGTTCAGCGGTGAGCATTATATGCTGCTCAATCCATATACCTATCAGTTGGAGGGTGTCCGCTACGCTCTTGACCATAAGCGTTGCATCTTTGGCGATCAGCCCGGACTCGGCAAGACGCTTCAGGCGATATGTACGGTAGTCAAGGCGCACAAGGAAGCTGAACGCTATGGCGATACGTTCCCCACACTTGTTATTTGTCCGGCGGCTCTGAAAGTCAATTGGCAACGGGAGTTCAAGAAGTTTGCAGGTATCAATGCAATCATTCTTGATGACCGAAACCGCGATGATTGGCACAAGTTCCATGAATTGAAGAACGGTGCCGGCGAACCGATAGCGAGTGTGTTCATTGTCAATTATGAGAGCCTGAAAAAATTCTTTGTCAGACGGATCAAGAACACCACACGCTTCACCCTCGCCTCGATTGAGTTTGATGAGAGGGTGAAGCTCTTCAGATCCATCATCATTGACGAGAGCCACAAATGCAAGTCAAGCAAGACACAGCAAAGCAAGTTTGTCGAGGGTATCAGCAAGGGCAAGCAATGGATATTTGAGTTGACGGGTACGCCTGTTGTCAACAACAATACTGACCTTATCCAGCAATTGAAGATACTCGGACGGCTTGAAGACTTTGGCGGCTACAAACGATTTGTTGGAAGATATTGTGACGGTCCCAAACAGTCCTCCAATCTTCGGGAGTTGAATTACCGCTTGTGGATGACAGGATTTTTCCGCAGGGAGAAGCAAAAGGTACTCACTCAGCTACCCGACAAGATGCGGCAATACATAACCTGCGACATTACCAACCGCAAGGAATACACGGACGCGGAGAATGATGTTATCAAATATCTGCGTCAGTATAAGAATGCCAGCGATGATAAGGTAGCAAGGGCTATGAGGGGGCTGGTTATGGTGAAGATGAATATCTTGAAACAGATAGCGGCCAAGGGTAAAATCAAGGCGGTGTCTGAGTTTATCCATGATGTTATCGACGGCGGCGAGAAGCTGATAATGTTCGCCTATCTGAAAGAGGTTGTGGAGGCTCTCAAGCAAGAGTTTCCCGATGCCGTCACCGTTACCGGTTCTGACAACATACAACAGAAGCAGCACGCAGTTGACAGTTTCCAGAACAATCCCGAATGCAAGCTGATAATCCTCAACTACAAATCGGGCGGCACCGGTCTGACACTGACGGCTGCGAGCCGAGTGGGATTCATAGAGTTTCCTTGGACCTATTCGGATTGCGAGCAGGCAGAGGACCGTGCCCACCGTAACGGCCAGAAAAATGCCGTCAACTGCTATTACTTCTTGGGTGACAAGACCATCGACCGTTACATGTACAATGTGATTCAGAGTAAGAAGGACATTGCCAACGAAGTGACGGGAACCACCACGCAAATCGAGGAGGATATTGTGAACATCACCATGAACCTATTCCAAGACCAACTGAGATGAAAAAGCGATTCAAGATGCTCATCAGAGGCTGCAATATTCATCTTATGAAATGGGTGTCTGACGGCAAGCTGTTCGGCCCGGATTGGGAATATATAGCGACATTCGGCAATACACCGGAAAATCTAAGGAGATGCAAGAGCATAATACGGAATATGAACGAGTGCGACACGCACTCAAACCACCATGAATATGACAGAGATTGAAATTCTAAAACAGGAGCAGACATACAAGGAATCTAAGATTCAGCATATCTGCGTAAACTGGTTTCGGCAAACGTTCCCGCATGTGGGCAATCTTCTATTCGCAGTCCCCAACGGAGGATGGCGCGGGCCGATAGCCGGGGCGCAGATGGTCTATGAGGGACAGGTCAAAGGAGTGGCCGACCTTATACTTCTCTACCCCTCTGGCGGAAAGTCCGCGCTTTGCCTTGAGATGAAAGTCCCCAAGGGTAAGAAGCGCAGGGCCGGCAGGCAAGAACCGGAGCAAAAGGATTGGCAGAATCTTGTAGAGACCTACGGCAGCACATATGTGGTGTGTCGTGGTCTCATGGAGTTCATCAATGCCGTCTGCGCCTATCTGCAAGTCAACAGTGCGAAATATATAGCGGAAGCAATCAACAAGTATCCACTTTACCGATGAATTATTACGACCTAAGTAAGAATTTCTGGAATCTATATCGGGATAAGGCATTCGGGCATGTAGACACAACGGTTTACTTTTATCTGTTAAACGAGTGCAACATCAGGAGATGGCTTAACCCCTTTGAATTGCAGACGAGGAATCTGGAGATTATGCTCGGCATTTCTCGCAAGACAATTGTGGAGGTAAGGAATAGATTGAAGCAACGGGGCGTGATTGATTTTTTAGATGGTAAAGGAAGCGGTGCCGCAGTCTATAAAATAGAAGGTCTTGATGTCACAAATGAAACCTTGAAAAGTAAGTTTTGTGTTTCCGATTGTGTTTCCCCTACGAAACACAAGGGTAACACAATTGGAAACACAAAAGGTAACACAAAGGTAACACAAACGGAAACACAAACCGAAAAAACACCTATTATAGTAGAAGACATAAGACTAAAGACAGTATAGCATCTTGCGATGCAAGCGACGCTGCTGTGTCGTTGCAAAAATCGTTGTTTGAAGAGGAGGAAAAGAAAACGAGAAAACGGGAACCCAAAACATCCAAAGACCCTCCTGCACCTCCGAGCTTAGAGGATGTGAAACAATACTTCCTGACACAGAATGCCGATACACGGCTTGAAAATTGGGAACGGTCAGCACTTTTGTTCTACGACACATTCAATGCAGACGGCTGGGTAAACAAGCGGGGCCGAAATGTGGCCGAAACGACCAGATGGCAGAGCGAAGTCAGCAAATGGATTTTCTACCGTGAGGAGAATGAGAAAAAACTATCAGCCAATGAAACCAAAAAAGACAACCGAGACACTCGACCAGACGCTCCAGCGAATGACCGACGGCAAGGGGAATTTGACATTGCCGACTACGTCAGCAGGAAACTCAGCCCTCGCGAAGAGCAATCAGGCGGCTTTGACATTGATGACCTTGTTTAGGACATCTGATAATCTTCTTGCGGCATACAATCCGAGCCGGCAGTTGAGACTCACCGAGAACCAACGTGCCGCATATCTGGGCAAGGCCCCATCGCTTGGACTTGTAAGCAAAACATTCTCATCGGATGTTGCCGAGTCCTGGATCTCGATTGAGTTGTGGGACTTGGCTGAGTTCAGCGGTTGCAAGACCAAATTGGATGAGAAACAGATTGACGAACTTTCTCAAATCATCCTCACTGATTACGGCTACATGAAACTTACCGAGCTGATGGACTTCTTCCGGAGGTTCAAGAGCGGCCAATACGGCAAGTTCTATGGAGCTGTTGACCCGATGGTGATAACATGTGCGCTGAGAGACTTCGCACGTGAGAGGATGGCCATACTGAGACGCTTTAAACGACTCGACGAGGAAGAACGCAAGCGCAAAGACCCAAATGAGGTTTCACTCAAACGAGCCTTTGCCAGAGAAGATGCAATGCTGAGATTCTATGCAGCAAATTTCCGCTACTCCAAGGATTTCACCCAAGATGACTTCCGGGAGATATGGTGGCTCTTCAACATGGGTTATGAACGCAGGGATCATGGATACAAAGACCGAAAATGAGAAGTTAGTCGTAAAATGGGGATACAACATTTCCCCGGAATCGATCGCGGCCATAAGGAAGAGATTCAGTATCCCCAACTACACCACGCTCAATGGATGCTCGCCTGCTGAAATCAGTATGGAGGATATGCCGTTGTTCGAGGAGACCGCCCGGCGCGGCTTCTTCTCAATTCTGCACAAAAAATGGTGTAAAAATGGTGGAGTTTATTCTTTTTAAATCCGTAAAAAGTGGCTAACTTTACAGTACAATAAACTAAAAGTCAAACTAATAAACCAACTATGGAAATTAAACAAATTCCCCTCTCATTGGTGCATCCGTCACCGATGAACCCTCGAAAGACCTTTGAGGAAGAGGCTCTGCAAGAGTTGGCAGACAACATCGAGAAGCAGGGTCTATTACAGCCAATAACCGTCAGGCCAATCAGCGGAGGCAACCGCTTTGAGGTTGTTGACGGTAATGCGGACTTTCAGCCGATCTACGAGATTGTTTGCGGTGAGCGTCGATACCGGGCAATGAGCAAACTGTTTGATAAGTGGAATAGTCTTGACGTTACCGACAATGACGGTGAGCCTGTTAATCATTTCTCCACAATCACCGCTATCGTACGAGAGATGACCGATGAGGAGGCATTCGATGCAATGATAACCGAGAATCTTCAGCGCAAAGATGTTGACCCGATAGAGGAGGCCTTCGCATTTGGCAAGTTGCTTGAAACCGGTAAAAGTGCCGAAGAAATAGCCCTCCGATTCGGCAAGAGCATCAGGTTTGTTCAGGATCGCGTAAAACTCAACAACCTCATCCCCGAGCTTATGGTTGCGGTCAGAGATGGCAAGTGCCCGATTGTGGCGGCAATGATAATCTCCAAGCTCGATGAGGACGGACAACGGCTCTACCACTCACAATATGCTAACAACTACCAAGGGTTGACGAAAGCCACTGCAGAATCATTCGTGCACAATATGTTCATGACTCTTGACAAGTCGCTGTGGTATCAGAGCGACGACCAGGCCGATGAGGATTTTGAGGGCGGTTGTAACCGCAAATGCGCCGAGTGTCCCCTCAACACTGCCAACCATGGATGCCTGTTCTATGAAATGAAGTCAGAGAACTCCGGTAAGTGTACCAACCGTGCCAAGTTTCATTCCAAGACAATAGCTTTCATATTGAAAGAGATTGACCGTCTCGGCGACACTTTGGTAAAGAAAGGCGAGCCGCTTGAATATGGCAAAGCGGTTGTATCCGTCACAACTGACCCCTACGAGGGCGAAGAATCAAAGGCACTCAAAACACAAGTGATTGAAGCGCTCAAAGAGCGGAATCTTGAGATTGTGGATTTGAAAGTATTCTCACACAAATGTTTCTACGACATGGACGATGAGCGGACACTGAAAATACTCCAAAATAAAGAGGGCTATCGGGTGTTCAGCCTTTTCAACTACACAACTCCGACATTCAAGGAGGAATGTTGGTATCTAAACAAAGGTCAGGCAGGGAGTGCCGGCAATGCCGGACTGCCCATTGAGGTAGGCAAACTGCTTGAAAAATACAAGAACGAGAGAAACACACTGCAAGCCTCAATAACGTGTGAGTGCGTTAAAGCATTATCCGCTGCTCATAGAGATAAAGGCACATCCCCCGAACCCCTTACCGACATTGAGAAGAAACTGTTGATGCTGTTCATCATCAAGAGCAACTACAAACTCCGCCGGCAACTCGGAGTTGACCAAGTCGGGCCAAGAGAGGCAGATTACAAGACGGTGGAGGAGCATCCTAATCTTGACCTATATCTCCGCTCATGGTTGCAAAACAGCCTCCATGTCGGGGACAATTCCCTGATGCACCAAGCCGAGCCACTGCTTGATGAAATTGGAGCATTATGGTTTCCGGAAGAGTTTCAGAAAGCCAAGGATAAGGCCAATTCCAAGTTTGAGAAATTCACGGCCAAGACAACGGAGACTCTCGCCAAACTCGGCTACGGTCTTGACGGCAAACCTCTCATCATCAAAAATGATGTAGCCGTTACTGACATCCTCAAACAGAAAAAGGAGATGAAGAAGAAACACCCCGATGCGATTCTGCTGTTCAGAGAGGGTGACTACTACAATATCTACGAGGAGGATGCGGTTAAAGCCGCGCCAATTCTGGAACTGACCCTCACTGTTACCAAGATCGGGAACAAGCAGGTTGACACTTGCGGATTCGTTCACTCTGCGATTGACAAGTATCTACCTAAACTTGTGAGAGCCGGAAAGCGTGTCGCAATCTGTGAGCAGCTTCAAGACCCTAAGAAATAAACCTCCTCAACATCACACATAATCAATCAATAAGGCGGCATCATTCCCTCGGAGTGGTGCCGCTGCTGTAACTATGGAATATCAAGATTTTCTATCTTCCAAGATAAAGATTTCAGAGGATTACGGTTTCACGGTCAGTCTTGACGAGATTAACCCGAAACTGAAGCCTCACAATAAGTTGATGGTGAAATGGCTCGTTGAGGGGGGCAAGAGAGCGTGTTTCGCATCATTCGGCTTGCATAAGACAGTAACCCAATTGGAGGCTGTAAGGTTGACGCTTGCCAAGATAGGACACGGCAGCGGTCTAATCGTCTGCCCACTATCGGTGCGTCAGGAGTTTGTTGAGGACTCAAAGAATATTCTTGGTTGGGAGACCCCTCCCAAATTCATCCGGCGACCTGAAGAAATGGACGGTGATGGCATCTATCTCACCAACTATGAGAGCATCCGCGACGGTAAATTAGACCCTGCGCTGTTCATCGTGGCCAGTCTTGACGAGGCTTCAGTTCTGCGAGGATTTGGCGGCTCCAAGACATTCAGAGAGTTTATGAGGCTGTTCACCGGCGATGGTGGACCACTCGCCGAGCGTAGGCTCACGGAGCGTATCAAGTTTCGCTTTGTAGCGACAGCCACACCCTCACCAAACGACTACATCGAGTTGTTGGCGTATGCAGACTTTCTCGGCATCATGGATGTGTCACAAGCCAAGACACGGTTCTTCAAACGGGACTCCACGCACGCCGACAACCTCACCCTGCACCCACACAAAGAGGAAGAGTTTTGGCTATGGGTTTCATCATGGGCGCTATTTGTCAATCGTCCTTCAGACATTACCGGCAATGAAGCGGATGATGAGGGTTACATACTCCCTGAATTAGACCTGCGCTGGCACGAGATACCCAACGACTATTCCAAAACCTACACCGACAAGCATGGGGACCCGATACTCTTTGCTTGTGATGCCATGGGACTGCAACAATCGGCAAAAGAGAAACGGGACAGTCTGCCGCGACGAATTGAGAAGATGTTGGAGCTTAGAGCAGAAAACCCCGATGCTCACCGTATCATTTGGCACGACCTTGAAAGTGAACGCCACGCGATAGAGAAAGCCATCCCCGGCATTAAGTCTATCTACGGCTCACAAGACTATGAGAAGCGAGAGAAGAACATCCTTGACTTTTCCTATGGCCGTATTCCCGAACTTGCCGCCAAGCCTGTAATAGCAGGTTCAGGCTGTAACTTCCAGAGATATTGCTCATGGGCCATATACCTCGGCATAGGCTACAAGTTCAACGACTTCATTCAATCAATCCACCGACTGCAAAGATTCCTCCAGACGAAAGCCGTAAGGGTTGACCTAATCTACACGGAAGCCGAAAGAATCGTCCGCAAGTCACTTGAAACAAAATGGCAGAACCACAATAAACTCGTAAAAAACATGACAGACATCATAAAGAAATACGGACTCTCCCACAAAGAGATGTCGGCACACTTGGCGCGTAAAATGGGCGTGGATCGCGTCGAAATATGCGGCAACAAATTCCGCTGCGTCAACAATGACAATGTTCTTGAACTCCGGGACGTGGCAAACTATCCCGATGACAGCGTGGGACTGATAGTAACCTCCATTCCGTTTGCCACTCAATACGAGTATTCTCCCAATTACGCAGACTTTGGCCACTCGGAGAGTAATGAGGAGTTTTTCAAGCAGATGGACTACCTCACACCAAACCTCTACCGAGTGTTGCAGCCGGGACGCATAGCGGCAATTCACGTCAAAGACCGTATCGTTCCCATGGGATTGAGCGGCAAGGGGTGTCAGACGGTATATCCGTTTCACTGCGACTGCATACAGCATTACACCAAACACGGCTTCGCCTATATCGGCATGAAGACGATAGTAACGGATGTGGTGAGGGAGAACAATCAGACCTACCGCCTCGGCTGGACGGAGCAATGCAAAGATGGCACAAAGATGGGAGTCGGTATGCCTGAATATCTACTGCTGTTCCGTAAACCTGCCACCGATAGAACAAACGCCTACGCTGACGTTCCTGTTGTCAAGGCTAAGAAATGGTGGAACGACAAAACCAAGAAGTGGGATAATCCGGAGGGTTACAGCCGCGCCCGATGGCAGCTTGATGCGCACGGCTACACGCGCTCCGATGGGAACCGCCTCATATCTCCGGAAGAGTTCGCCACATTCAACCACAAGGAAATTTTCCGCAAGTTCAAGAAGTACAGCCTGAATGAGGTATGGAACTTTGACTATGTGGTAAAGGTGGCCGAGGAGTTGGAGCTTCACGGTAAACTTCCCACGGGCTTCATGCTCCTGCAACCTCAATCGTGGTCTGATGAAGTGTGGAGCGACATTACCAGGATGCGCACCCTCAATGGCTCGCAATGGAGCAAGGGGAAAGAGATGCACCTCTGTCCCCTCCAGTTCGATATTGTGGATCGTGTGATTGAGCAGATGAGCAACCCCGGTGATGTGGTATTGGACCCATTCGGAGGGCTGATGACTGTTCCGTACCGTGCCATTCAGAAAGGGCGTGTCGGCTGGGGCATAGAACTATCGCCCTCATATTTTGCTGACGGAGTAGCCTACTGTAAGGCAGAAGAGAAGAAAGTCAAGATGCCGTCATTGTTTGACTGCCTCGATTCTGAGGATGCCGGAGAGGATGAAGAACCTTTGCCGATGGAATTACGCGACAAATGAAAATCAAGCGCACCGGCACTCTCTATTCAGAGATGACAAACAAAGGCCGTTGCTCAACCAAATACGTAAGGGGCTCCAAACCGATATACTGCTTCCGTTGGGTTGCTGAAATCACAATCCACGGCAAGCGGTATCGGTTCAGGAGTACCAATTATTGCAGAGCATGGCTAAATGACATGATAGCAAAAGCAGAATCACTTTAATATCAAGTAAAAATGGGAAAAGCAAGAAAAGAAGATTATCAGACGGCAGCCGGACTATCCCTGCCGATGGTCGTGTTCATGGTGTTCCTCATCCTCAAACTGACTGACCTCATCGGCTGGTCATGGTGGTGGGTGACATCTCCGCTGTGGATAGTGGCAGGATTCTTTATCCTCGTAGCCATCGTCACGTGGATTATCATTTACGTGAAGTTCAAGCGATACAAAAAAGCATAAGCGACACGAAAATGAAGTACGTAACGCCAAATAGCAGACCGCCTCCCGGCACATTCAGCGAGTAGCAACCCAGTCATTCACAAAACCAATCTTATACCAATGGCAATAACGCTGAATAAACAGGCTGTCCGATGCGTAGAGATAGCACTCGCCGGCGGCAAGATTACCCCCCTGTCATCTTCCCGGATCTCACTTTACGACATTTCCCGAATGTGGCGCGTGTTGCTTGATGCAACGAGCTTTCCAAGCGGGAACCTGCCGGAATGGAGCGAGAAAGAGGAAGCGGCGGCTGAGGTGTTGATTGCCACACTGACCTATCTTCAGCGCATTGGTTGCAAGAACATCGAACAGTTGCTCAGGGATGCGATAGAGCGACACGCCCGGCAAAATGAGTAGGTTTAGTTAATGGCTATTGATGATGATGTTTAATGATGATGTAAAATAGCAATGACCGAAAACACAACATTGGCAACGAGCCTCTTGGAGTTCAACAAGGGGCAACTCAAAGGACTCCCGAAGAATCCCCGGTTCTTTCGGGATTATCGCTATGAGGCGATGAAAAAGAGCATCAAGGAGTCACCCGAAATGCTTGAATTGCGAGAGCTGATCGTTTTCCCACTTGAGGAAGGACGTTACATTGTCGTTTGTGGCAACTTGCGTTTGAGGGCTTGCAAAGAACTCGGATACAAAGAGCTTCCGTGCAAGATTCTCGACCCTGATACCGACGTAAAGAAGTTGCGTGAGTATGCCATTAAGGACAATGTGAACTTTGGCGAGAACGACATGGACGTTATGACCAACGACTGGCAAAGAGCGGAGCTGTCCGATTGGGGTATTGAGTTTGCCCCGGAGAAGCCTGTCGATGAGTTCAAGGAGCGTTTTGACTCAATCACCGATGACACGGCTATCTATCCTCTTGTTCCGAAGTATGATGAGAAACACGAATTGTTCATCATCCAGTCGGCGAATGAGGTTGACAGCAACTGGCTGCGTGAGCGTCTCGGGATGCAGCGCATGAAATCCTACAAAACAGGCAAAGTCAGCAAGAGCAATGTAATCGACATCAAGGATGTAAGGACCGCGTTGGAGGGCGGGAGGAAATGAGCGACTTGAAGATAGTTATACCATCTCACAAGCGGCATGATAGAGTCTATTCAAAGAAGCTCGTCAACAATCCGATAATCTGCGTTGCGGAGAGTCAGGAAGACATCTACCGCCAATACAATCCCGAATGTGAGATTGTGACGCATCCCGATGACGTGATTGGGCTAATTCCAAAGCGCAACTGGATGGCCCGGCACTTCGGCAACCTTATGATGCTCGACGATGATGTTCATGTTGTCAAGACACTATTCTGCGAAAAAGGAGAGCCCGGCGTTATAAGAGACCCCGACACAATCACGCAAATCATAGCGAGCCTTTATGAGTTGGCGTGTATGCTTGATGTCCATCTGTTCGGTTTCACGTCGGCAATCTCGCCGGTGATGTATAACGAGTGGGGATATTACTCACTGTCAAAGATGATCACCGGTTGTGCCTATGGAGTGAGGTATGACAAGAATGTCTGGTGGAATGAAGAATTGAGGCTCAAGGAGGATTTTTGGATTTCGTGTTACATGAAGTACAAGGAGCGCCGGATTCTCACAGACCTGCGTTACAGCTTTGCCCAGAAAGGCACATTTGTCAACGCCGGAGGGCTGGCGGCATTTCGCAACCAAGAGGAGGAACGCCGCTCGATACTGATCATCAAAAAGCACTTCGGGGACAGTATCAACATCAAGGGCGCGACCAACAACGGCAAAGACAAGACCCAGCAGAAAGTGGAGTATAACATATCATGTAAGTTCAAATTCTGACTCAATGAAATGGCGGTAAAAAGGTGTGCAAATGGTGTTCAATCGGATTGCAAACCTCGTCATCAGTGGTTAACTTTACAGTACAAACCAAAATAAATTAGAGAGTTATGATAATTAGAACGATACACGGATATGATTTCTTTGAGGTCAGCTCCGCAATGCAGAAAGCGATAAGGCGAGCCGATGCGAGGGTGGCAGGGTTCTTTGCACTTGAATTGTGGCACAGCAACTTCCGCGACTATGTTTGGAAGAGACTGTTCACTATCAGCGCGGAAGACTGTTACGGACTCATCACGAAAGAGATTGAAGCCCTTTGGCAGGGTCATGAGTTGGTCAACAAAAACAAGACCGAGCCGAAAGGCAGAATATTCGTGAGCAAAGCTGTGCTGTTGCTGTGCGAGTGCCGCAAGTGTCGGGATGCCGACCACTTGCAGAACTTTGTCTATGACCGCAACGACATTGATGTAGAGCGGTGGATTGAGGATGTGAGACTATATCCAATACCCATACCTCCATACACCTTTGACGTTCACACACGCAAGGGTAAGAAGTACGGACGGACAAAAGAGGAGTTTTTCAGAGAGGAATATGAGGCGTTGCTGCCTAAAGTTCCGGGACTTTTCGACGATCTCGTACCGACACCACACAATGACAATCATTTCGGCGGCTTGGGAGACAACCCCGGGCCGTCTTAATTTTCAGACAATGGATTATACACAGATTGAACTTGACAAAGGACTGTTGGCAAAGGTGGGTGTTGCAAAAAATGCAATGCCCATCATGCCGATGGTTGATTTAGGGATTGACATTCCCGAGAAAGAAAAGAAGATGTCTCCGGAGCATGGCCTAACTTCTGACGAATGTATCAAGATGTTCGGTACACAAGAGGCGGTGGAGATGAATTTCATTCCTCAAATGCTGACAGCCCTTGCACTGGAGCAGGCAGAGAAATATATTGACTATTGCCGTGATAATCGGTTGAGCGAGTACAAGAAGCACAACCGCGAAATGCGAAAGTGCATTGATGAGTACAACCGGGAGCTGCGGCAGAGTTACGGCAGGGCATGGTACTCTTACGAAACCTACCGAAACCGCCTCCGCAGGACAGTTGAGGTTGACCTGTTCAAAGCATGGTGTACATTCACCAATGAAGCCTCGCGCCAGTATGTCGGCAGACCTCACAAGGATATTCCGGCGTTGGTGACGTTCACGCGGATGATTCTCACATTCGTGGAGGACTTTGACCAGAATATTGACAAGCTGATAGCCGAGCGTTTGGATATGCCGTGTCACCGCAGGCAGAATCCGTGGTTGTTCCTTATATCCGTATTGTGTCTTGATATTGCAGAGACATTCAGCCATCAGATGTCCATTACCGATACTATGACGTTATGCGTCAAGATTCTCGTGCAGCGGTGCAGGGTTGTAGTGAAGGATATAATAGCCGAAGAGGATGCTGCCTAAAACTCTAAGCAATGACACTTTTTGACAAACGTTAAGGTGTTAAAATGGAGGTTGTTCTGATTGCATAACACCTTGACGGCGATTAACTTTACAGTATAATAAAGAATAAGTCAAACCAATCAAAACCAGCAGATATGAAAACTATTGATGACCTCAAAAGCCTATACTCCACAATCGTGGAGCTCGTGGAAAACAACGACCACGAACTTGGCGAGACCTATTGGGATGAAGATGAGTATGGAGATGTAAGTTGCCCGAGCTATGCCGAGAACGGCGTAAGCTATGAGAAAGACGGATGGAGCATCGAAGTGACATACCAATGCTGTGGAGAGTGGGATAATGACCCCGGTGATTATTGGGCACCTCCCTGCCATGATTTGATAAGAGCATGGGGCGAGGTTACAGACATAACCGCCTACCACTACGATGATGACACCGATGAGGAGACAGAGTTCAGTGAGGTAGACTTGAAAGAACTGAGAGACATGATTAACGGAGTTCTTGAAGATATTGCATAAATCAAACCAATAAAACCAAGAGACCATGACTGTAAAAGAATTGATTTCAGAATTGAAGAAAATGGACGGGAACAAGCCTGTCTATTTCCGGGACGGGCGGCACTGCAAAGCCGTGACCATTGTGAAAGACTCCGAACACGCCAAAGGGCTGTTAGTGGAGTTGACAAACCCTGAGTGTGACCTAAAACGGACAAGACGATGACCATTGAGGAAAGAGACACGGCACGAGCCATTCAGGCCATCGCCAGAGAGCTGAAGAAACCAGCCCAGCCCAAAGAGATAGACTGGGAGCAACGCAAATGGGAACTTGCTAAGGAGATATTCGCCGGTGGTTTTAATTGCCCCGATGGAGATGTAAGACATTGGGTAGGAGGACACGTTGAAATGACCGCTGCAGAGTCTATTCATAATGCCGAAGTTTTCATTGAAGAATACAAAAGAAGTCAAACCAATAAGACCAAATAAATATGGGTTATAGGATTTATCCATGCAAAGTCTACCGCGTTGAGCGAGACTTTGACAAGGGCGGTTACTTCAATCACCTATCAGAGCAAGTTAACCGAATGTTCAAGGAAGAGTGTGAGGATACATCTTGGAACGGCAATGACTCAATAGAATATGCCGATATGGTATTTGTTCAGAAAAATGAGTTGGCTAAACTGATTGGCAAATTTGCCGATGAGGATGACGGACCGGCACTCATGGAGAAGTACGGCATCAATAACGGCTACACACCAATGGAAATAGTCAAGATACTTGCTGAGATGTTTGCCGCTGCTGACAAGACTAACGACTTCATAGCATTTGAATGGCGATGAACAGCGACTACACATACTGCATAGGGGCTTGCAAGCCTTTATGCAACCGCTGTAAGCGACACTGCCCGCCATCAGAGCCGTGCAAACCATATATGAAATGGTGGATGGCTCCGGCGGCAAAGAATAACAAGTGTATCAATTTTGACCCTAAAGACAATGGCTAAATTCATCGAGATAAAACAAGCGAGTACAGTTACTCACTATAAGGGAACAGAAATTCCTGGATTTGTGGATGAAGTCAGAGATGTGGTCTATGACACCACCTATATCAACGCTGACCGTATTGAGTCTATATTTCCACAAGGAGAAAGTTGCATCATTACCCTCATCGGAGGAGAACGGATAACAGCCAAACATTCTGCAATATGGGTGCTGGCACAAATCAACGGACAATGAAAATCAGACGTAATGAAATCCACAAGCTGGATTTACAAGGGAAAATCGTAGGAGTGACAAGCGGATGTTTCGACTTACTTCACTTCTATCACCTCCGCTATCTGGAGAAGTGCAAATCACAGTGTGACTTCTTGATTGTCGGAGTAGACAGTGACACTCTTGTCCATAAGAACAAAAATAAGTGGCCGATGATTCCCGAACATCATAGGATGGAAATGGTTGATGCCCTCAAATGCGTTGATGCCGTGTTCCAGATGGATGAGATTAAGAACATCGAGGATTTCTACACAATAGCCGATAAGGTATTCAAGAACTCCAACATTATCTATGGTAACGAGGTGATAGTTGAGGGAGGAGCGGAACTTGTAATCATCTCCGATATAGAGGAAGTCTATTCCACAACCGAACTAATCAATAAAATACGAAAACAATGAGACCAATTAAATTCAGAGGCAAGAGCCTCAAATCGGGCGAGTGGTTCTACGGATCACTCGCATACTTCCCCGACAGTCAGACGGCTCATATCATCCCTTGTGGTACTTGCAAGGGTGAGGATGTAATCTGCGACTTCGTGGAAGTAGCCCCCTATACGGTAGGACAATTCACGGGATGCGTCAATAATGATGGTCAGGAAATCTATGAGGATGATGTAGTTCTTCTCAAAGACAACAGAACCGGGATAGTACAGTACCAAGAGAACTTATATGAGTTCCTGGCAGACTTCCATCACCTTGACCCGGAGATGGGGATTCTCGGTAACATTCACGATAACCCACAATATCAAAGATAACAATGCACATACAAGAGCAAAGATGGCACTACGGCAGACGCTTCCTCATCACCACCGAGGGAGCATCTGCTCATTTAGAGATTTACGATCAGCCGGAGGGCGAGTTCAAAGTTCAGGCGTATTTCGGTGCGCTATGGGTGGAGCCGGAATACCGGCTGAAAGGACTCGCCCGCAAACTTCTCCACAAGGCAGAGGAGATAGCCAAAGCCGAGGGGATGGAGTTTGTGTTCCTGGAGTGGCGAAAGGCATGCACCCTCCGCGAGATTGCCCGGTGGTATGAACGCGAGGGCTACGATGATATAGCCTTTGACGGGATGGCTACCTACGTTTTATATCGCAAGAATCTGAAGGGAGGAGCGGCATGACGGACGAGCAATTCATAAAGGCTGATGCAGTTCGCCGGGATATTGAGAACATCAAGTATCTAATCGAACAATTAAATAGCAATTTCTTCTGCAAATTAGGAGTTGACAATTACTACAGCAATACTCTTGAAAAAGAAATTGAAGAAAGATTGTCAGAGGATGAGAGAATGGCAATTGAGTTCCACAAGCAGGAGATAAAGCGGATAATTATGGAGCGGTTCTCTGAATTATTGGAAGTAAGTAAGAAGGAGTTTGAGGCATTGTAAAAAAGAGCATTTTTTTGAAAAAAAGTTCCTCAAAAATTTGCATAATCAACAAATGTTGATTAACTTTGCAGTGTCATTAAGACAAAGAGATAATTAACATGTTTCACCCTTAAAAACGATTCAAAAATGAATGATGAGAAGTTCAAATTCAGAATCATTGAGGTAGTCGCAAACCTTATCAAGTTCAGAACAATGACTGACAAGAGCGACAAGAGAATCCTCAGAGACTACATCAGAGCAGTAGTCAAGGAGCTGACCCAAGTCTAAAGAGACTACCTCCCAACAAAGAACCCTCCCCCGAAAGGGGGAGCGGTTCCCTCTTAAAAACAAATACTATGGCAGACGAAGATTTGATTAAAGAAATATTGGAGCGTGCCCAATCAGAAGAGGGTCAGCGTCTCGCTGATGAAACTCTTGCACGACTTAAAAGAGATGGTATGGCACCGGATAGAACTGTGGTTGACCTCAAAAGAGAGGACATCTCTAAAGTTCTGAAAGTGTCCTATATCGCAGAGCGTTTCTTCGGGCGTTCCCGGTCATGGTTGTGTCATAAACTCAACAATGATATTGTCAACGGCAAACGGGATGGATTCACTCCAACGGAGCGGAAAAAGCTCAAGGATGCCCTTGACACCATAGCATACGAAATTCAAATTTTATCGGATAATTTGTAGTTCCTTATCTCATCATTCATCTACATAATCCGATGCCCGGCGCGATTGACCCTTAAAAGTCAGTCGCGCTTTTTTCGTGCCATAGAATCAACAACATCAAACCAACAATCACAATGAGAAAGAAGTATCGTATCAAGACATCAGATGAGTATGTAGCCGGATTGGAAGGGCATCTAACTACTCCGGTCTACATCGTTCAAGTGCGTTCCTGGTGGGGCGTGTGGGTCAACATCAAGGAATTTGTTGACGTGTGGGATCCGGATTTTGCCCGAAGAGAGGCAGAGGAACTGTTAGACAAACTCAACGAGAAATAATCATGAAAGTAATCATCACTGGTGGCGAGGGCTTTATTGGAAAGGCTCTCGCCGCTGTTTTAATCAAGCGTGGCGTGCAAGCGGTAAGCATAGACCGAAAGAAAGGCATTGAGGCAGGAGACTTCTTCAATGGCATAGACCTCTCCGGAATTGATTGCGTCTATCATCTTGCCGCCCAGACTTCGGTGTTCAACAAGAACCATTCAGACATTATCCACGACAACATAGAGACATTCATGAGCGTCTGCAATGCCTGCAAGTGTTGGGGCGTGAAGCTCGTTTACGCTTCATCGTCCACGGCGGCGCCGGGCAACGCAACATCTCTCTACGGCATCACGAAGCGTTTCAACGAGGATTATGCAAAATGCTATCTTCCGACAGCAACGGGCGTGAGGTTTCACAACGTGTACGGCTCAAATCCGCGTCAGGGGACTCTTCTTTGGTATATGCTCAATGACAATCGTGTCAAACTCTACAACGAGGGCCGGAACGTGCGACACTTCACTTACATTGATGACATTGTGGAGAGCCTTATTTTTGCCTACGGCACGAATGAGACTCTGCTCAATGCCGCCAATCCCGAAGCGACAACCACCCTGCAACTCGCTGAAATCGTCAAGCAATATAAACCGCTTGAAATTGAGCTGATTCCGTCAGAGCGTGAATTGGACAGAGAGGAGCAAGTGATTGAAACGGCAGTTTATACTGTACCTTTGCAATACACTCCTGTATCAGAGGGTATAAAACGCATATTCAATGGCCCGGAGAAGTAGGATAATACGCATGGACAAATGGGACGAGGGTCTCGGCAAGCCGAAGCTGATGAGTGACAAGGTCCCGCTGTGTGACCTTTCGCCCCGTCCTGCCATGCACCGCATTTGGGACACTATATATTTCTCCCAGTTCAAGCGGAGCAAGGAGGGCAAGACGTTCCGGGAGATTAAAGCCTCCAAAGAAGATGCCGCCACGTTTGCAAGAGCCGCGTGTGACTTTCTGCGCACTATCGTAAACACATTTGACGGATGGGCGATTGTGACCACACCGCGCCGGCGGCATGATGATGTGTTTCACTTCGCAACTGATGTATGTCAACGCATGGCAGGCTCGCTCGGCATTCCGTTCTACGATGGTGCTGTGGCAACGATGAACCGCGACAGGCTGCATCCCGATTTCATATTGCTCCGGGAGATTGCGGAACCGCGCATCATAGTCTACGATGACATCATCACCACCGGGGCGACACTGATAGCGACATCCGCCCTCTTTCAGGAAAAGGAGATCGTGTTGAACATCATCGGCATCAGCAACCGGTAGACTTGGCGAAGTTATCTTCATGAAGTGTTCGCAAAACCGCATAGAGCGTTCCCACAAGAGGCTATTTCGGCACAATCCCCCACTCATTTGAGCGCAAAAGCGGTCTCATACGGCCTAAAAGCGGCCTCTATGGGTAGATTATTACGCAACCGCCAAAATTTTTAGCGGGGCGGGTTAAAGTATAATCAGTAAAACAATCATCAATTCTTTTACACATTCACTCGCATTGGTAAAAGTATCGGTAAAAGTTTTACACAACAACACTGACAACGACATCATCAACAATAATACAAGAATATAACAATGGCACGAAGAAAGAACAAACATGGCCTGACACCTCAACAAGAGGAGTTCTGCCGAGCCTACGTTGACGCTTACGGCACAGATGAACACGGTATATTGGTTGCAGCGTATCGGAAAGCATACAATTGCAAGAGTACGGCAAAGGAGGGGACACATTACACATCCGCTTCTTTGTTGATGAAAGACCCCAAGATAACCCAAAGGATTGAGCAGCTTGAGGAGGAGCAACGCAGACTCTGTTCTATCAGCAAAGAAGAATTGATAAGCCGGAACACCAAGATACTGGACACTGACCCATTAAGGCTGATGAAGTTTGACCCGACAACGGGCAGCTACATAGCAAAGCGGCTCAACGAGATACCTGTCAACATCAGGATGCTTGTGACACCGCAAGTGGTACACGGCAGAATGGTGTATGTGCTGGATAAGAAGACCGCCCAGCAAGTGCTTATAGACCTCTGCGGATATGATGCGCCCAAAGACATCAACGTAAAGAATACCGGCAACGTGAAAGGAGAGTTGAGGATAGGTTTCGATGATGATCATGAGTAACGCGAGTGTCAGCAAAACCGCCCAATATCCTTGCAAATTTCCAATGTCAGTTTGTAAATCCCCGGGGAAACACAAAAGCGTGTAAGCGATACACACCTAAAACCTATCAAAGTGTAAAGTATCAATGCAAATCAATTTCAAGAAACTGAACCCTGTCGGCTTTCACTTGCTGAAGCTGCTACAAGACCCCACGATACGCCTTATCGTGCTATATGGAGGTTCTTCTTCGGGCAAGTCATACAGCGCGGCCCAGCTCATCCTCATCATGACACTTTACGATGGCGAGAACACACTTGTAATGCGAAAGGTTGGCGCGTCAATCAACAAGACTATCTATGAAGATTTCAAAGTGTCAGCACGTCAGCTCGGCATCTTCAACCTTTTCAAGTTCAAGGATGGGGTCAGGCAGATAGTGAGCGTGACCAATGGCGCAAAGATTGATTTCGGCGGGCTTGATGACCCGGAGAAGATAAAGGGTATATCCAACTACAAGCGCGTGTTCATGGATGAATGGAGCGAGTATGAGGAAGAAGATTTCAAGCAAGTGCGCAAGCGTCTGCGTGGCAAGGTGGGGCAGCAAATAATAACGGCTTTCAATCCGATCAAGGAAACCCACTGGATAAAGAAAGATATATTTGACGTTGAGAAGTGGCATGATATTCCGATGGAGCTGACAATATCCGGCACCCCGATACCACCGGAGCTAACCGCCGTGAAAAGTATCAGGATGAATGAGGCCAAGATGATAATGAACCCACGGACAAAAGAGATAGAGGAACACGCCCCCGACACTGTTGTTATCCAAACGACCTACCTCAATAACTTTTGGGTTGTGGGTTCGCCGGACGGGACATATGGTTACTATGATGAGCAATGTATCGCTGATTTTGAGAAAGACCGTATCAACGACCCAGATTATTACAACATCTATGCCTTGGGAGAATGGGGTGTAATCCGTACCGGCAGCGAATATTTCCATGCTTTCAATCGTGGCCAACATTGCATGGCGGTTGACTATGACCCATCGCTCCCCATTCACATCTCTGTCGATAACAACCGACTCCCTTATATCTCTTACACCTTTTGGCAGGTTGACCACTCCAACGGCATTCAGCTCCGTCAGTTCCACGAGATATGCGCCGAAAGCCCGGACAACTCCGCACACAAGTCAGCGGTATTGGTGGCCAAGTATCTTCGCTCCATAGGCTATCAGGATAAAATCTACCTCCACGGGGACTGCACCACACGCAACAGTAACACCA